TTTTGAAAAAATGCAGGCCCGTTTAAAAGAATAGGTGTAGTACCATCACCTAATGAAAAAACATTTTGATAGTCATAAAGTAAAAAAGTTTGATTATTGATAATGTCAATAATAAAAAATGAATCGCCGCCATTGGTATAACCAGCTATCAAAGCATAAGCAGCCAACGGCGTAGATGTATCTTGGATATTGATAGCGCCGTATTGGTTGTCGCTAGTTCCTTTGGCAATAATGGATGCGTAACCACCTGTGTTGTTTGAATCCACCACAAGTGAAGCGGCGCTGCCCGTACCAGCGGCTGGGATGTAAAACTGCCCTGTCGTTGAGTCATACGTCATCGGTGCGCCGCCAAGCACACCGCTGTCGTTAAACTGCATCTGACCATTAGTACCAGCAGGAATCGCACCGCCAATCGGGCCAGCGACTCCGGGGTATTGGATCTGGATGTTGTAATTACTCATTAGGTCATCACCACTGAAATAATAAACTGTGGGCTGATCGAAAGAGGCGGGTAGTCAACCGTGCTAGGCCATGACCAGATCGTAGACCCGGAAACCGTAACCGTATCCAACGTGGCGTTAGATGAGTACAGCGTTTGCAAAGTACCGTTGCTATCCACGAATTGCAGCGATGTAAAAAAGTTTTTAGGCAACGTACCAAGCAATTCCAATAGCCAAACGCCATTCGCAGCGTATGAATTACCCTGATAGGCAATCAAAAGTATTATTGCGCCATTGAACGTCGGAGGGTCAGCAGAAGCCACGTTGCCATTCTGATAACCTTCAATAAACCCAGACGGGTACGGTGGAGAGAATGGTTCAAGCCCACTGCCAGAATAGCCCCAGAACGAGTAAGGCAACGTCTGCGGAGCTACTGTTACGCGCGGGTTGACGGTGAACAGGCCACCAAACATCTTGGCTTGGAAACTGCCCTGTATGATGAACAAGTCGTAACTGTATTCACCATCAGGCAACGACGCCGTATTCGCGGCGGAAATCGCTAACTGAATCGTACCTGCCGCACCACCCAACGTAATTTGTCCATCAGCCGTGGACAACGAATAGACAACGGTGGGGGTCACACCACCGTTGTACGTCGGCGAGTTCCTGATCTGCATCAAGGCTGAATAGCCCGTCAGGTTGATAAGCCCCGCATCGTCGTAGCACGTGGCTGACAACGAGAACGAAGCCCCCTGATCGCACTGAATGTTCAGTGCGGCAGCGGAACTTTGGTAGACGGCTGTCACGGCACTATCCGTAGAAGAACGTCACCGAAGCCACACCAGTCAGAGTCACATACGGAGGGCCGCTAAATACGACACCTTCACCGGGGATGAGAACCATCCCGTTACCCGAGTTGGCGGCGGTGGGGGTGTCGAACTGAATCAACGTAGGCCCAGTAGACCCGCCGTCTGTGAACAAGACTGACCCCGCAGTTGCACCTGACACGTAATACACCGCTTTGACGCGAGTGCGTGTACCACCAACGCCACTGGATCCAGTGGCGTTCATGTAGTAACTTTTTACATCAGTTTGCATCATGTCAATGCTCCCTGAGTATTACGGGCCGGTGTTATACGTAGGAACAGTCGTACCGTCAGACTGACGTACCATGTAGGCAAGATAGATAACACCCGCGCCAGCGGTCGCCGTACCACCAATCGTGTACGTAACCTGCGCATCAGCCGTGCCGACGTTGGTTACAAACCCCATCGCGCCAGAGGTTGAAGCGACAGTCATGATCGAAGACCCAAGCGAGCTTAGCGAAAGGGCCGTGGTAAACGCCGTGCCGTTGCCCGAGAGGGTCAGCGTCGGGGTAGTACCCGTCCATGCAGTCGTGGTGTAGAACTGCGCCAGCGTAATGAACGCACCGGCAGGGAGCCAGAACGCAGTCGAAGGTGCCGCGTCCGTGTAAAGAATTGGCTTAAGCTGGGCAACGATGGTCGTACCCATGTTGCGAACCGTACCAGCGGTAGTACCCGTCGTGCTTCGGACGGTGCCGAGCTGCCACGGGCCTAAATGCGATGCAATACCCATTGAAAATACTCCTTATGCACAAGACCGTCATACCATCGGTGCATCGTCTGCTAGGTCAGTTGGTATGACTCGAAACCCTAGTAGTATCGTTATACACCATTTTACATAATCAAAAAAGAGGCCACCCGAAGGTGGCCTCCTCTACTACCCTATCAGGTAGAACCCGCCGAACCGAAGGTGCCGAGCGGATCCGACCAGCCGAAGCTATAACGCTCGCGGCTCTTGTACCGGACGTTGCCGGTGTCGAAATCGCCGTCCATCGAATTCTGGAGCGGGGTACGAACAAACATCTTCAGACCATTAGGCACGTCCGTGATGAGGAACCAAGCATTTGGATCCGTCAGGAAGTGGTTGATCTTGTAGCCTTCCGGAATCGACCCCATCGCCTTGAGGGCGTTGATGTCGTTGTCGGTCGTGCCAACGCGCAGTTCAGTGTCAAGCAGACGCTTGGCAACGAACATGAGCTGCGGAGGAACGATCAGCTTCCGAGGCTTGGCGGCAATGAGCAGCCCACGTTCATCCGTCCACTGGGAGATCTGAATGACCGCCGCTTCAAGCGAGGTCTCGTTCAAGTCAGCCTGTGTCGTGAAGGTGTTGCTGTTGGTACCACCAGAGACGAGCGGGTGAGCCGTCGAATACAGCGGCTGTCCGTCACCGCCCGTGTAGGTGGTGCTGAAGCCGTTGTTGATGATCGACGCGCCCTTGACCTGCTTCGTGTACGCCATCGCACGGGCGAGCGCCTTCGTATAACGCTTGCTGAGTGAGTCGTACAGGTTGTCTTCAACCGCTTCTTCCGTGATGGAGAAGCCGAGAGCGATGGTCTCGTGGTTGTAACGAGCAGTCCAAGCTTCCTGCGCATTGTCATACGCAATCGCTTGGCCTTCGTTCTTCACCGGGGCCGCGCTGAAGCCCGAAAGCTTCGTCTCTTCTTCAAAGGAACGCTCGGAACTTTCGATCTCGAAAATTTCCTTATGTTCCTCACCGTAGGTTGCATACTCCAGACCGAACAAAGCGTTCAAGCCGGGGAGCAGTTCCTTAAGTAGCTGTGCTCTTGAAATAGCCATTTAAAATGCTCCCTTAAACGCCAGTGGAGTTCGTGTAGCTGTGGTACGTATCCGTCCACGTTACAAGAACTTCTGGATAACCAAAGAACGAAATCGCATTACCCGAAGTACCCGTGATCGACGCCGAAGCGACGAACGTGGTGCTGTTGGTAATGGACGAAACAGTCGTACCCGCCGCGACACCCGTACCGGAGATGTTCATGCCGACATAAATGCCGGTCGTGGACGCAACGGTCTGAGTAGTGCTGGTCGCCGTAGCCGTGATCGTCGTCGCAGCAGACAGGGCCGTCTCTGGGACAAACTGAACGATACGGAACGGGCTGGCAGTGGAGAGCGTAAGGTTGGACGTTGTGCTGCCGCACACACCCGCCGACGAATCGCCAGTAAGCGGTACCGTTGCCGAGTAGTTGGACACGATCTGCACGTTCGAGCCGAGGAACGCTGGGCCAAACGCCGCAATCGTCGTGCTGCTCGCTGAAGCGTTGTTGGCAACCGCAACGACCTTGAACACCGCGAACGGGTCATCAAGGACGTAGCCCGTCACACCGGTCGTGGACGAAGCACTCACCGAAGTGACCGCCGTCGTACCGCCAACCCAGTTGTTGAAACGGTTCAGGCCATAGATCGGGCCACCCGAGGTTGCGTACTCGCAACCAAGGAACACGCCAATCGTACCAGCAACCGCCGCCTGAGAAGTGCCGGGGGTAGAAATAGCGGTTTTAATCAACGTACCGTCAGCCGAATTGATCTGAACAATGTCACCATTGTTCAAGTTAGACGCATATCCGTTGGCGATGGGAACCATACGGGTAGAACCCGCAAAGACCCGACCACCAATGAGGTTATACGGCTTAAACCCGTAAGGGCTTGAGATTACCGGATAAGTCATTGAAGTCTCCTAAAAGACAAAAATTATTTAGTGCCACGACCGAACGTCGTGCTGGATCGCTTCTCTTGGAAGAGAGGCATCCGCTCGTCGTTCTGTTTCATGAAGTTATTGTCCACGGCAGACATCTGATTGTTGGCTTGCGCGTTGTAATAATCGCTGCGCTGCTTCATCAGAGACTTGGGTGCCTTGCACAACAACAAACCTCCAATCTCAATGTTGTCCTTGTAACGACTATTGGGATTGGATTCCTGCATCAACTCAGGATAGTCGGCGGCTTTCACCGGCTCCCATCCCTCTCTAAACTTCGCAGGTGCATTGGTTGGGTCAGCGTTCCCCATCAACGACACTCTGATATACCGATGAACATGGTCAGGGTGTTTGCTCGCATCAGGCATCGGAAGCGTTTCTGGTGGCTTCCAAGTCATGACACGTTCATCCGTCTGACGATTATCCAACTCACGATTAATACGATTCTCAGCCATTGTTGTTCTCCAATTTCATTTGCTCACGTGCATACGCCTCGGGCGACACACCAAGCTTCTTTGCGATTGCAGCCTGAGAGGCTGTGATACGGACTTGTCGCGGTGCTGTAGACCGCGAAGCTGGCGCAACAACAGTGGTCGATTTGCGCGGTGCCGGGGTTTCCGGTTCCGTGAGTTGAGATTGCGCTTCCCCAAAATATTCGGGAAACCGCTTCTTCATCGTCAAATCAATCTGGCGATAATAGTCGTCAGGCTGAGTGCGGGGATCCACCCCGGATCGAACCAATTTTTCATGCAAACCTAACGCGAGGGCGGTCATTTCCTCATCGGCACCGAACCAAGTGTTCCTCTGACGCCATGATTCCGCACGGCTATCAGGCTGAACTCGGGGTGCCTGTTGGGCTTGTTGTTGCTGTTGTACTCTCGAATCGTCCTCCTGTAAAGAGGGTCTAAACTGTTGATACTCACGGAGTTTCAGTTTGGCGTCGGTCAACGCCTCCTGCGCTTCGGTAATCCGGTCAGCATCCCCAGTCTCGTAAGCTCGCTTCAAGGCTTCCTTGGCAACTGTAACTTCGGTCGTTGCGGCCTTGGTTACCTCGTTGATAAAGACTTTTTCACCCTGTCCAACACGCTGCTTAAGCTGTTGATTTTCCTGATGAACCCGCTGAGCGTAGGCTAAAGCTTCTTCTCGCTCACGGGAGGCGCGCTCCTTCTCACGGCGCTCATCGTGCCAGACTTTCTTCATCTGGCTGAGACGCTGCTTTACCTTGTCGCTGTAGGCGCTGAGATCATCTTTATCTAGCTCTTCAACAATCTGCGGGGGCAGCGGGGTACGGTTGCGATCCTCCGGTGGGGTATCGTCCACCACCTCGATAGCAACCTCGTCGGTCTCCGGGGTAGCTTCCGCTTTCGGTTGCTCATCCGGGAACTTGTATTCTTCTAATGCCATGTGAACTCCTTAAACGCGATTGATGCCGCGAGGGTCTTCAACGACCCCTTCCACGGTGTCATCGTTGATGATTCGCCACTCGGTACCGTGGATCTTCAAACGGGTACCTGAGTACGCACGGACGAGGATGAAGTCCCCAACCTTGCACCACGGGCCGCTCGGGAACCG